TAGACAGGTTTCAACAGCATTGCCCCGATGCTATTAAGCCACATACTGATGTCTATAATAATAAGCAGATTAAATTTGATCGTCTTGATAGTGAATACACTACAGGAACAGCAGGTAATGAAGATGTGGGCAGGGGTGGAACTTTGCAGTATTTTCACGGATCAGAAGTAGGCTTTTGGGAAAATACCGATGGGATAGAGACAGGGATCATGCAATCTATAGCGGATGTAGATAATACAGAAATTATTCTTGAGTCTACAGCTAATGGTATGGGTAACATGTTTCATAGGAAATGCATGTCAGCCATGCGAGGAGAGGGAGATTATGAACTTGTTTTTATCCCTTGGTTTTGGCAAAAGGAATACAGAAGAGAAACCGATGATAATTTTACTCTGACTGATGAAGAGATGGATCTGAAGAATTCTTTTGATCTTGAAGATTCTCAAGTTTATTGGCGAAGGGTAAAGATAGAGGAATTTGGAACAGAGTGGAAATTCCGGCAGGAGTATCCTATGACGGTACAGGATGCTTTTGTTACTAGCGGTACGAGTCTTGTTAATGGCGATGCTATTATTAAAGCCAGAAAAGCCAAGTTTATAGATAATACAGCACCACTTATATTGGGTGTAGATGTTGGCAGAGAACAGGATAGAACGGTTATCTTACCACGAAAAGGAAGATGTGTTCTTCCTTATACTGTATTTGATCCTAAAACTGAAGGGCTAGTACGACAAACGACTATTGCTTCCCGATTAGCGAGGATAATAGAAAGACAGAATGTAAACAAGATATTTATTGATGTTGCTAAAGGTTATGGCATTATTGATATTCTGGTTGCCGATGGATTTGCAGATATAGTGCGTGGAGTATTCTTTAATGAAGGGGCAATTGAGAATGATAAGTATGCAAACAAGCGAGCAGAAATGCATATCTTAGCAAGAGATTGGATAGAATCAGAAGCAGTTTCTATTCCTGATATAGATGAATTTGAAGTAGATATTGCATCCATTCCAGATTATAAAGAAACAATGAATGGACTTGTTCAAATGCCTTCTAAGAAAGATATTAAGAAAGTTTTAGGGAGATCGCCAGATCTCTGGGATGCTTTTATCTTGACTTTTGCATATCCTGTTGCTACTAATAATCGTAGTGGTGGTACAAGACTTAGAAAGATTAAAGGGAAGAGTCCATTAAAAACTTTAAATAGAATTAATAAAGAACCCGGAGAGGTTACTACTAATTCAATAACTTCTGTTTGGGGATAAGGATTTTTATATGACACGATTATTAAAAGAACTTTTACCAACATTTGAATATAGTCATAATTATCCTAATTTAATACCTTTAGCAGCAGCAGCTTTTATAGGTTTTTCTATAGGTAAAAGTAAAGGAGCTAAAAAAAATAGAATAGCTCCAATGCCTACTTTACCAAGTGTTGATACTGATGCAGAAACAAAAAAGACTGCAAAAAGGGCTACTATGTCTTTAAAAAAGACAGGAGCTAGAGGTTTATCACAAGTAAATTCATCTTTATCTGATGAAGAAGAAGAAAATATAGGTCGTAGTAAAATACTTGTTTAAATATAAATTATAAAGGAATTTAATATGTCAAGTGTTGTTCGTGCGGTTGTTAGTGTTTTTAGACCACCACCAAAACCAAAACCACCTCCGCCTCCGCCTCCGCCTCCAGAACCAGTAGCGGTTGCAGAAGAACCAGAAACAAAAGCAGCGGTTAAGGTTGCTGCTGCATTAAAAAAGACAGGTGCAGCCGGAATAAAGGGAGAAGGAAGAGAATCATTTAAACAACTTGTTTAATTATTACTTTTATGGATGAATCTGACGATTTAATAACTAATTACATTATCTTAGTTTTTCTTTGTGGTATGATAGGATGGTTAATATGGAAGCATACAGGTACTGAAGAAGGACAGATTGGTGCTTTATATTGGGCAGGTGTGGCTACTCCTTTATTATCACAAATAACGAAGAAAGTGTTTAATTTAATAAAGAAAAATTAATATGGCTGAAGCAATACGAATTAGTAAAGTTGGTGCAATAAAGAAAAAGCTTAAAATATTAAAGAAAAGAAAAGAACCTTGGTTACCTCATTATCAGTTATTAGGCGAATTTATTAATAATAGAAAACAGAATTTTACTGAAGCTAATGAACCGGGTGCTTTTCTTACTAGAGAACTCTTTGATAATACAGCAGCAAAAGCTGCTGAAACAGCTTCTTCTACTATTCTTGCTGCATTGTTTCCTAGTGCTGCCCAATCTTTTGAATTAATTCCGGCAAGAGGAGTGGATGATACTGAAGAGCATAGAGAATATATGCGATTTATTACAGAGGAAGCAATATCTGTTATGGATGATTCACGCTCTGGTTTATCTGTTGCTTTAACAGAGATGATGCTTGATGATGTTGTCTTTGGTACTGTTGGTTTAGGAATTTTTAAAACAAAAAAGAACAGCCCTCTTCCTATTCGTTATGTATCGTGGGATGTAAAAATGATGCATATAGATGAAGATGAGAATCATTTTGTTGATACGGTTATTAATGAAAAAGAAATGACTGTCAGGCAAATGGTACTTGAATATGGTTTAGAAAATCTGAGTGCAACTAATCAAGAAAAGTTTAATAATGGTCAGGAAACAGATAAAGTTACTGTTATTCATGCTATTGAACCTCGTATAGATGGTAGTAAGACAAAATTTGGCAGTAAAAATAAACCTATATCATCTATTCATTTTGAAGCAAAAAGTGAGAAGATATTAAGAGAAAGTGGTTTTGATGAAATGCCAGTTCTTGTTACTCGTCTACGCAAAGCGATGGGCGAAGTTCAAGGAAGATCATTAGGAATGGCTGCTCTTCCTGATATTATAGAACTTAATGTAGTTTGGGAGACTCTAACTGTAGCAGCTGAAAAACAGGCAGATCCACCTTTGGCAGTATTAGCAGATGGTGATCTTGGAACTACAACTATTGATACAAGTGCCGGAGCTATAAATGTTTTTAATATTGCACAAAGAACTGGAATCGCAAAACCTATAATAGAACTTACAACAGTAGGAGATCTTCAGCCTTTAGTTTTAATGGTAGAAAAACTTACTGAAGCAATAAGTAATCATTTTATGATTGACAGGCTTCTTGATCTTAATAACGAAACTCGCATGACTCTTGGTGAAGCGAATATTCGTAATGAACTTAGAGGTCAATCATTAGGTTCTCTTTTTACAAGAAAGAAAGCGGAAATTTTTAATAATTTAATTGAGAGAACAATAAATATTCTTTTTGAAGATGGAAGATTAGGAGTTATTAGCGGATCACCAGAAGAAGAAGCTTATTATGCACAAGGTGTAGAACCTATAGTTATTCCTGATCAGTTAGTTGAAAAATCAGCTAATGGTGAAGAGATATTTAAAATTAAGTATATTTCACCTGCTGAAAGATCTATAAAAGCTGAAGAGGTTCAAGGTAATATAGCAACATTAGAAATTCTTAATATAACTGCCCAGATAAATCCTGAATCTATTGATAATATTGATCTTGATGCTCTTATCAGGCGTACTTCTGAATTAACTGGAGCATCAAAAGAAATGGTACGAGGACTTGATATTGTTGAAGAATTAAGAGAAATGAGAGCAGCACAAGCAGCTCAGCAGCAACAATTGGAAACCACAAGAGAAGCTTCTGAGATTTCTAGAAATTTTGCTCAAGCTCAAGCAACTATGAATAATGTAAATAATCCGAATCAGAAGAAGGAATGATTTTAACACCAAAAGAGAAAGCAGCAAAAAAAGCCAAACAAGCTAAATTAGCAAAAGAAGCAAATGATAAATTAAAAGCCATGTTTGATGCAGTTGCTGCTACAGAAGATGGAAGAAATCTTTTTAAATATTTTATGGAACTTTTAGGATTCCATAAAAATACAGTTACTATGAATCCAACAACAGGAGAAATAAATAAAGAAATATCAGTTTATTTAGAAGCTCGCAGGAGTGTTTATTTAGATATGCGTACAAATATTTCAGATAGATATTTAAAAAAGATAGAATTTAAATAAGGAGAGGCAGGTTATGGCAGATACTTTACAAGAACAAACAAATGTTTCAACAACAGTTCAGGCACATACAACTGCTGTTGAATCAGAAAAAGAAGGAAATGGTTTTGTTGTTCCAGAAGCTTATCGGGATAAGCCGTATATGAAAGGTATAAATAGTGAAGAGTCTTTATATAAGGCTTTTGATGGTGCACAGAGTTTAATAGGAAAACAAAAAATTACTTTTCCAACTGATGAAACTTCTGATGAAGATAGATTAGCTTTTAATTTAGCAGCAGGTATGCCTGAGAAAGCTGAAGATTATGTTTTTGAACGAGAACAAGGAACAGAAACTGATACAGAATATGAAAATAAAGTAAAACAGTTATTTCACAACTCTGGATTATCTGGTAAATCCGCAACAAAGTTACAAGTAGGATTTGAAAAACTTATTAATGAATTACAGGTTGCTGAAAAAACAAGATTAGATACTGAATTTAATGAATTGAGTTCAAAAACCTTTGGTGATAATTCAGATAGTATTCTTGCAGAAGCAAAAAATATTATTAAAGAAAATATACCAGATGGATTTGCAGATCATTTTACTAATTTAGATAATCAAGCATTAATTACAATGGCTGCTGTTGTTGATAAAATTAAAACAAGATATATTGACGAAGATAGTATTAATGATAGAGGAGCAAATATTGGAGCTTCTGGTGTTGATGATCTTAGGAAAAAAGGTAGAGATCTTTTAAATCATCCGGCAAGAAGCGATGCTTTTCATCCTGATCATAAAAGGATCAATGAAGAAATTAAGGAAAATTATGCAATGATTGGAAAGATGTTGACATAAAGTATCGGGTATCTGGTGACAGTCCGATGTTAATAGTTAAACTATTTGATCTAGGCTATCATAAAAAGCTAGGACACTTCCGATTTTATCAAGTCGGGCATAGTTACCGTTTTACTTTATACTTTTTATTTTACTTTGGAGATTCAAATTATGGCTAATGATAATATTGATAAAGCCTTGATCATCCAATTCAGCGATCAGTTGAGACATGAATCTCAGCAGATCAGAGCAAGATTGCGACCATATGTGCAGGTTAAGCCGATGATAGGCGATCTTTTTGCTTACGATGGATTGGGTGATGTTGAAGCGAGAGAAGTATCAGGAAGAGTACAAGCAACTGTCTTTGATGATATTGATCATCTTAGAAGGAAAATTACACGAAGAAGATTTGCAGTAACTCTTCCAATTGACAAGATGGATGATCTTGGTGTTCTTATTGAACCCCAAAGTGAGTATGCTATAGCTTGTATAAAAGCTATGGAAAGGGTTTTTGATAGAGTTGGCGTAGATGCTCTATTTGCAACTGTTTCAACCGGGAGAGATTTTGAAACAGATGTTACATTTGCATCTGACGGAGCTTTTACTGTTACAGCTACTAGCGGAATTGAATACGATGATCTTTTAACAATTCACCAAAACTGGATAGATGCTGATGTCGGAAACGATATTGAAGAAGCAATGGTTTTTGCAATTTCTGGTGATGAGCATACTGCTTTGATGAAAGAATCAGAATTGATTAGTGGTGACTTTACAAGAAATTTTGTTGTAGAAAAAGGTTCAATGGTTCAAGCTGCCGGACTTAATTTAATCAAGTTTGCTGCAAATGCAAGAGTTCCTGTTTTGCCTGTATCTGGCGGAGTAAGGGATTGTTTTGCTATAACTTCAAGAGGTCTTTGTTATGGTTTATCTCAGGATATGGAGATAACAATTAAAGACAGACCAGATCTTGTAAATGTAAATCAAGTACAAATTACTGGTATTCTTGGTGCTGTTAGGACTGAAGGAGTACATGTTCAAAAAGTTCAGACAACTGATTAATATTTTATCTACTTCAAAATTTTTTAAGGAGCAATCTAATGGCTGTACAAGACAAATATGTTAATAGCTCATTAGCTTCTCTAAAGATTGCTAATGCGGCACTTGTAAATGGAGCAAGAGTTGTTGGTATGGTGGCTACAGAAGAACTTGCCGTTGCCGATGATGATACTTCTGTTTACAGGTTTTTTAAAGGTGTAAGTGGGAATTTAATTCCCATTGACATTAAAGTTTATTGTGATGCTATAACTTCTGGTACTGATTTTGATCTTGGACTTTATAATCAAACATCACCTAATGGTACTGATGGAACAGTAATTGATGCAGATGCTTTTATGGATGGACAAACTATGGCTGCTGCTATTACAAGGGGTGGAGGTACTTCTGCTCAAGATGAAGCTGTTGATGGTTTATCTGCCGTTGATATTGCTGATCTTGAAAATAAGATCTATGA